ATTTCCTAATAATAGCATATATTACCATTTTACTTACTAGGTTTCAACTCATCAGCAAATCTACCTTCATACTGATGTTCACCAATGTGGATTATAGTATCGTTAATATAAGCATAACATTTACCCCCTATATCCTTCCAACGTTGGCAAAAAGAAAAATCTTCTCCCATATAAGTCTTGGTCCGTGGATCGTGAAGAGTGTCAAAAAAATTCCACAAGTTAGGTTTATCAACATATTCTCCATTAATAACTGTTTTTTGTACAATATTCTTATCTGGATAAGCTTTAATCATTTTATCAAATACAGATCTTTTAATCATCATGCATCCCGTTGGACTATGGGTTACTTCCATAACTCCATTATCAACATTTATGTTATCATTATTTTCAACTTTCATAGGATAGGTATTAAATGATTTTTTTAAATCATTAATTGTTTTAATAGATCCTTCTTTAATTCTACATAAAGCTTTATCCCACATGATTGTTTTTAATGGATAAGGTATTGATAAAAGTTCTTTATCCTTTTTAATCATTTCTAATATGGATGGTGAATCAAAATAAATATCAGAATCTACAAATAACATATGTGTATAATTTGACTCTAAAAATCCTGCTACACAAAGATTTCTACCTTGTGTTACAAGTGAGGATTTAATTAATGAAAATGTAATTTTAATTTTATTTTTCATACATAATTGTTGTAACTCTAATAAAGCTTGAGTGTAATGTATTGAACATTCACTATGTACAGGTGTAGCAACAAATAGTGATATCGGTGATTCTTCTAGTTTTACTTGGTTAGTATTTGGTTTCCACATTGGTATTGTTGCTTTAACACCAGGCTCTGAACTCACCTTTATTTCTTTTAACGTTTGATAAGTATCTTTATTTACTGTTTCTTGCACCAATTGCTCCTTTCAAAAAGTTAGACCATTCCATACCTTTTTTATTCCAATTATAAAAACGTTTATAGAATTTTTGTTGTTCTTCTAAATGCTCTTGTATAAAATCTTCGTGTAAATAGTTTGCTGCAGTCTCGATTGCAGAAGCTGTAGCTTGAGCCATTTGTTCATAATCTTTAGAGTAATTTATATACACTGGCCACTCGGCACAAGTTTCATATAACGCCCCAAAGTTATTCGTAATAACATGTACACCAGAGGCTAATGCTTCTAAAGCTGAGGCACATGAAGTCTCTTCAAATATACTTGGGTAAACAAACATATCATAATTAGGCATCATCTCTCTAATATATTCATTTGGTTTATAACCAATATAATTTACATTGGGTAGTTGTTTAGCTTGTTCATATAACGGTTTAAATTCATCATCATGTATTTTACTAAATTCAGAACCATAGACTTGCGTTGAACTATACACATCTAATATAATATTAGGATTTTTTACATATTGCATTGCAAGTAATAATACATTCAATCCTCTCCAGGGTGTACAGTGATGTACTAGTTTTATAGGCTCCCCTTTTTTATAAATCTTTCTTATCGGAAAATCTTGAATACCATTTTTAATAACTACAGATTTATCAGTTGGTATATCAAAAAAATATCTAAATTTTTCATAGTTCCAATGACTATTAAACACATACCAATCATATTCTTTATGTCTTTCTTTATTACCAAAAAAATTTTGTAAGTTTGGTTGATCCCAAGAATTCTTTTGCCAAAGTATATTTATTTTATTTGGATCAATTGGAACTTTGCCAGGAATAGATGTACAGATTTGTACTTGATCTAATAACTCTTTTGAAACATGCTTATGAAGCATTTCCATTTGTATTTCGGTTGCGCCACGGGGCTTCATATATTTAATTTTGATAATTCTCTACTATTAATTTTTCCTTTAATATAAGAATTAAAAGATAAAGACAACCTAAGTTTATCTTCATTATTTACAGGTACACTATGTTTAAGATCGGAGGGAAATATTATAAGATCTCCTTTGTTAAAAGGTATTTCAAGTTCTTCAGAATTAAATTCATTAAATTTATTTGTTTCAAGGAAAAGATTTCTTTGTATTTTATTAGTCCAAACAATAATACTATCTTTTTCTAACTCTTCAATAAGTAATGTACCTGATAAAAAACTATTACAATGTAAGTGAGGCGAGTGGGAGTTTCCTTTTTTACTATAGTTGCACCAAGATTCTGTTATATATATTTCTATTTTATTTTTAGGTGAATAAACTAATTCTAAATAATTTTCTAATTTTATTTGTATGAATTTTTTAATTAAAGCCATTTCTTTTTTATCTAAAATTTGATTATCTTTAGAATACTTTTTTTCATACCCATTTCTTGTTTCTTGAGAATTTAAAAATTTATTTTCACTATCGTTAAAATTTCTACCTATATTACTTTTATATAATGCTGTAGGAAATACTTTTATAAGTGAATCTTCCATTTTAAATCAATAGTGGTTATGTTTTATTTTTTTGAGTGGCTATTCCCATTGGAACTTTTGTGACCTTAATTTCAAGATCTTGTCTAAAATCTTCTGCAGTGGTGTCTGTATTAGGATTTATAACATCAGCTTGAAATTCATCTTTATTAGCATACACTTTGCCTGTTCTTTTATGTTTTATTATTTCTTTAGCTTCTGCAGCTATTTTTGGTAAGTTATTTTTCATAAGTATTTTTTATTAATAAATTATATTTACATCCTTATCCCAAGCCTTAACAGGCTCTAAATTAAATGCAATAGCATATTTTGTTTTATCTTTTACTCTTGCAGTTCCATGATTAAGTATACCACTCCATATTAAAAATGTTCCTTTTTTTATTTCTACATCTATTTCTAAATCTGGAAAAACTAAAGGAGTGTCGCTATCTGTTAAATAAAATATACCTGAACCCCATGCAGGCTCATGGGAGTGTACCTCAGTTAATTCACCATCCTTAATTTTAATACCCCAACTGTCTAATATTTTTACTTTTTTATAAACTTTTAAAATTTTTTGTGATTCTAAAATTATTTCATGAAATTTACGATCTTCATTAAATAGTTTCCAATCCGTCATTCCTCCTTTTACATTTGTAGAATAAGAACATTTATTATCTAAACTATTATCTATTTTATTTATAAAATAATTTGTATCAATATTGTTTAAATTACATTCATATAACCAAACATATATGGGTACTTTCCTTTCAATTATTTTTTTTACAGACATTATCTTCCTTGTTTATTATATTTCTTATAACTTCTTTTCTCTGATTTTGAAAGATTTTTTTTGTGTCTTCTAGGTCTTTTTCTAGGTTTGGCTCTTTCTACAAAATCTTTAAATTTTCTAGCCATTTTCCTGTGATCTGTCTATCAATGCATAACTTACTACACCTGTAATTTCATCTGCTGTATCTGCTTGAATTTTTAAAACATCATTTGCTTCTAAAGCAAGAGAATCACTTACCATATTTTCAAAACTTTTATTTAATCTTGCATGACTTATTTCAACATCTGATCCACCTGACTTTTGTAAAAATGCATCCACATCAACATTACTTGCATCTTGATGACTTGCTTGAAAAGTCTTAACTATTATTGTTGCATCTGAGGGACAAGTTAAAACAGTTGTAATGTTAGTCGTTGTTAAGTCGTATGTGTCGCTTTTGTATCTAATTGTCATGACATAAAAAAGTTAAATGTATCTTGTTCATTTTTTATTTCTTGTTGATAAGAAGTGTTTAGCTTATCTTGCATCGTTCGTAAAGACTGTGTTACCTGTCTTTGGTTTTCTTCAGTATATACTGGTGTTGGTTCTGGTATTACTATATCTACTTTAGCCATTATCTCATTCCATCAGGTTGAATATCTGCTCTAAAAGTACCATATCTCCAATTTTGATCGGTTGAAGTATTAGCGATTTTTACACTAGCTGCTCTACCCCTTGCTCTTGTATCTACTTTATCTGTTGAACTTGTAACTGTAAAAGGTCCGAGAGGCGAGGATGTTGAAGCATTACTAGAATAATTTCTAAGGTTAATTGTTACTTCTGCATTACCTGTAATTAATTTAAAGTCTGGAACAAATCTTCTCATACTCATAAATACTTCACCGTCTCCTAAATTAAAATCACCTGATTCAATAAAAGCAGGAATAGCTGTTTTATTACCTTCAGCATCTACTTGATTGTTTCCTGTTTCATGAGCATAGTAAGTTGTTGCTCCATTACTATTAGTTACTCCCTGTATAATTGGAAAAGTTGGAGTTCCTGTTGAATTAAATTCTGTTGCATAAGGTACTTCATATAAATTAGCATCTACCCAAGTAGTTCTAGCAAGTGAACCTGTTGTCCAAGAACCTTCTTGATAGTTAAAGGTCACACATCTATCTACAAAATCAGCTCCACTTTTAGGATAGAACCAAGTTATCTCTTCATACAAATGATTTAAACCTACAAAAACAGATTCACCATTCAGATAATTAACTCCAAGGTTATCTCCTTTATTTGTAAATACAAAATCTTCTACTAAACAAGGTAAAGCTTTAACTGTACCATCGTAAACAAAAAACCCACCAGACTCACCCATCCAATAAACAGCACCATTAACATATTTTATTGAGTGTTGTCCTATTGCTCCACAATTTGAGCCTACCTGTCTAATTGAAAAAGTAAAAGGTGGTCCAACAAATTGAATTACATAAGCTGAGTTATCAGTTAAAACTAAGGTATAGTCTTTTCCTTTTGCAGCTCCAACAATTTTTGTTCCTGAATCTAGTCTAAAAGTACCTGCAGTGTTAACTGATGTGGGTGTATAGTCACTAATATTTTCTTGATCAGAAAATCTAATAAACATTTTATCTTGTGTACCAGGAGTACCAATTGTTGTTTCAGTTCCAAGCATTAATAAATGTCTATCCCTATCTGAAACTAAAGACATAACTGATGCTGTAGGGGCGTTTGATATTACAGTAGCTCTTGTAGTCAAAGCACTTGAATTTGAATTAATAGGATTCCATTCAAAGCTTTCTCCATTTTTAACGGTTGCAATTAATTTTTCACCAAAGTTATCTAAGGACCAAGATGCAGGATCAATGGTCAAAGTTTGTGACAATGAAGCATCACCCCATCCAGTAAATATTTCTACACCAGCTCCGTTTGCATGTGCCGATCTTGTTCCTGCAGCACCTCTTGTAATACCAGTCAAATCATTTGTTGATATACCAGTATAAGAAATAAACTCTGCACCAACTTTTATTGTTCCAGAAGAAGGAAACCCTGTAGTTGATGCAAGCGTTATAGAGGTTCCTGTACCTCCTGTACCGTTATTATCATCTAACAACGCTCCATTAAGAGTTCCAAAAACTTGTTGTCCACCTCCCCATAGTCCTGTGCCAAAACCAAATCCATAAGTAAATCCTAAAGAGCCTGGTTTAACATAAGGATTAACTGTAGCCGCACCACTTGCACTAACGGTGGTTTGTGCTGCAGCAGCCATTGTTATTGTAAAAGTATCACTGTCTGGAACAGTAACCACTTGAAAAGTATTTGTTTCAAAATCCGAAGCAACATATCCAGCTCCAACTGGAGGAGTAACAGATGTAAAAGTAAAAAGATCGCCTGGTTCTAAGGCATGAGCAGATTTATTTACAGTAACAGTCAAAGATGTATTTGTTGTATCAAATGTACAACTAGTTAAAGATGTTCCTAATGGTGTAATGTCATAAAAAGCACCTTCATAATATATGACCAAAAGTTTATTAGTTCCTATTGCAGCATATCTTCTTCCATCTAAATCGGCCCATATAAACTGATCCCGTGCTGCACCTACTAAAGTTTTATTAAGTATTTCTGTCCAACCACCTATTTTTTCAGGAAGACCGTATCTAAATCTAACAAAATCACCATTAGTCCACTGTCCTTCAGCCCCTGTTTCAGTAACTTGCTTGTTAAAACCCGGTTGTATTTGTACATTTGTTAAAGGCATAATATTATAATATTATACCAAAAAAAAAGGTTAAGAGTAAGATACTTGTTATTTTTCTCTTCCAATTAAAGGATGATCTGGTTCAGTCATTATTTTCTTAAACTTTTCTGGAAGTTTTTTATAAACAATACTTGCAAAGTGTACTAATATATTCAAACAATGCTTTGTCTTCTCTTGATCTAAATGTATAGTATTATTATTGTTTTTACAGGCTTCAAGATCTTTGTCGCTAAACGAGATATCAATACTTCCATCATTATTTTGTGCTATTTTCATTTTTGTACCCCTAACCTTTTTCTTTTATCTAATTTATAATCTTTGTAAAGACCATTTTTATCAACATAATGTAAAAAACATTGAGAATAATAATCTCTGTTTAATTGTTTTCTTTCATGAGAATCCTCTATTCCTAAATATATAATCCCATCACCTAGATCCAAATTTATTTCTTTATCATTAATAATTATAGGCCATGGTTCGTTTAAATCTGAATCTACTGCTATAGTACATGAAATTTCACATGAATCTCTATCTTTGTGTTTATTTAATGAAGACCCTTTAGTATACATTCTCCAAAAAGAATATGTTGGAAAAAGTTCTAACCCACAATTTTCTTCAATAATTTTTTGTTTTGAAATAAGTAATGCTTCTGTTAATAGATCTGCATAAAAATTTGGATTAGTTTTATCTATTATTGGGTCGTCAAAAAAATGTTTATTAGATCTATGTCTCAATCTAAAATAATGTTTTAGTAATTCTCTTTCATTTTTTGAAAGAAGATTTTTAATCACTTTATATCTAAAATCTTTTCTTATAATGCCCATGCTACTACCGAAAGTCGTGTACCTTTAGTTATTGGAGTAACTTCATGAGGAAACATAAAATTACTAGGAAATATTACTAATTGATTTGATTCTTTTTTAATTTTTAATTTTTTATCTTTACCATGAAAAATTAAATCTCCACCCTCATAATCATCGTTTAAGAAAAAAATAAAACTTAAGGTTCTTGGCACAAGAGGACCATGGTCAATGTGAAAATTAAATTTATGACCTTCATTATATTTTAATATTTCAAAAGTATCAAAATTTTTAATACTAAAAATATTATTAAATTTTTTATAATATTTAACTAAAGTTTTTCTGCATACAAATTCCAAGTAATTTGCCCAAAAAACATCAGACATTAAAAAACTATTTTCACCTATGTGATAGCTCCCAACATTTCTTATATCTAAATCTGTGTTTTTAGATTCATAATTGGTGGCAACTTTAGCTTTATCAAAATTTAATGTGTTAGAGTATTTAATTAATTGTTGTAAATCTTTTAAAGGTAAAGGCGTTGGTTCAATATGAATAAAGTCTTCCATTAATCTATTATATACAACAGATATAAATTTTTGTAAACTTAATTTCTTACTTTTTGAGGTCTCTCTGCTAGACTTCTAAATGTCGTACCTTTAGATTCAATAATTTCATTGACGCTTGTTGCAGAAAAAGTAGAATAATCATAATTATCTACTGTATCTGCGTAGTTCAACCAATCCGTTCTTGTAGTGTTGCTTGGATCCCACGACTCAAAATGTTTTCTAATTGCGTCCGTGTAAGCACTTACTTCTTGTACTATCAGTGCTTCCGTTAAAGGTACCGCAGGAGTACCCTCTAGAGGAGGAGTTTTATCTTCAAATGTAATATTAGTTCCATCGTGTGTACAAAATTTAGTACTAAGTCTTAAAGCATTATATTCATCATCTGAAATATCATAAACTGTGTGAAACTGTGCCATATTTGGTGGCATTACTTTATCTCTTGCAGATGCATCTGCTGCTATTCTACTTTGAGTACTCCCTGCAGGAGCATCATTATCAAAAATTACGTACGCCATATTAACTTCCTATATTTTCAAATATTAATAATCCACCAGATCCACCAGTTCTACCACCTGAACCTGGAGCAGAAGGTCCAAAATATAATCCTGTCATAGTTGGCATCGAACCTGGATTTGTGTTTGCGTATAATGTTCCCGCTGGGCCTGAACTGGTACTACCTTGGCTACCAGTACCTGGATACATACCTCCACCTCCACCACCAAATGTAACATCTGCTGGTGAGCCAACGAATGAACTTTGACCCGACTGTCCGTGAACTTGCATTGAAGGTCCTCCGCCAGTTCCAGCTCTATAAGGAACAGAATAAGGATTTGAAACAGTAACTTCTGCAAAACCAAAAGCACCCGCTCCTCCGCTTCCTTTATTAGGATGCATACCAGAAGCTCCACCGCCTCCACCGCCTCCTACACCAATGACATGTAAATTTGTTGTCGCAGGGTTAGCTGTAAAAGTTCCTGTTTCACCTGAAGCAGCAAGAGTTAAAACCATGCTTCCACCACCTGCACTTCCTGCTGATGCAGCAGTTAATCTACCTTGAGCATCAACAGTAATTGATGCTAAGTCATAAGAACCTGCAGTAACTGCAGTGTTTGAAAGTTGATCTGGGCCAACAGCATCATTTGCAATTTTTGCTTGAGTAACCTGTAATGCACTTATCTTTGCAGTAGTAATTGCATTATCAGCAATTTTTGCAGTGGTTACATTTGCATTTGAAATTTTTGCAGTAAGTACTGCATTATCAGCAATTTTTGCAGTAGTTACTGCAGCATCAGCAATTTGTGCTGTACCAATAGTTCCACCTAAAGTATCTAATGCTATTTCATTTAAATTTGTTCCATCTGTGTACGCAGCAACTATTTTTGCTTCACCTGCAGTGAAACCAGTTCCTGAAACTGTATTGATTGTTAAATTTGTTACACCAGTAACTGCTGATAAATCAAATATGTAAAATTTTTCAATTGAATCTGGAACAGTAACTATTGATGCTGAAGTTAAAGTTCCAGTAAATTTAATTACCATATTTCTTGCAGTTGAAATAGTTTTATCTGTCATTTCAAGAGTGACAGTTCCACCATCGGTAAGTGCTATTGATTCAAATCCTGCTATTGCTTGTTGAACCAAATTTAAATTGTTATTTGTATTATCTCCCCATGTACCGGCATTTTCGCCAGTGACCATAAGTTCTAATTTTAAATCTGTTGAAAAACTTGATGCCATAAAATTTTATCTCCTTAATTGTGTTTATTTTACTATAATCATGCAGCCAAATCAACATCCGACCATACATTATTTACTCCTGGATCTATTTCTTGCCATGAGGTTAATCCTACTTGACCTATCGAAATAGTTGCAGACACTCCAGAAACATTAACTCCAGCGCCAGCATCTACTGTTACGGATCCTACAGATCCTGTTAATTGAATGCCTGAAACCTCTGCTATTGATACAGCGTCTACTTGACCTACAGATCCTGTTAATTGTTGGCCTGTTACACCCTCAACAGTAGATTGGACTAAAGTAAAGTTTCCAATTGTGCTTGTTAAAGATATGCCTGTAACAGGTACCTCTAGTTTAGGTTCAGGAACTACTTGTCCAATTGATGATGATAATTCACCTACTGAAGTAACTGTAACATTAGCATCAGCTGTGTTTATAACAGAACCAATAGAAGCATCTATTTGATCTTCTGAAGCAATAACAAATATGTCTTGGTCAATTTGTAATGAGATTGATCCTTGTGTTGAAGTTAATTCAAATCCTGTAGCTTCGAAAGTAAAGTCTGTAAATGCAGTTTCATCTCCAATTGAAGATGTAAGTTCAATACCTGTTACTTGAACAGAGAAGTTATCACCCCATGCAAAAGATCCCCAATCATCTCTACCCCAACCTTCTCCAGTTAAAGTAGTTTCATCAACAGTAGCTGTTCCAATAGAAGTAGTTAAAGTTCCCGCAGTTGTGACTGGTACACCAATTCCAACTGTCTCGTCTCCAATAGTAGAAGTTAGTAATAAACTCGGTGCTTCAAATAAAAATGATATTCCTGCTACTACACCTACATTAGTAGAAGTAAGTTCAATACCTGTTACTGAAACATCAGCATTAGCTTGAACAGTTTCTGTTCCTATTGTTGAGGTAAGTGATATGCCACTGACAGAAACGGTTTCATTAGAAAGGTCTCCCCATTCTGATGCTCCCCATGTTTTACTCCCCCATCCAGTGGCCATATCATTTTATTCCTTATGCAATTCTTAATATCGCAGCAGAGGTAGTGAATGCAGGGAACTGAATTGTAAATGTTCCAGCTGTTGCAGTCTTATCTCCACCAAAATCTAATACAGCAACTGCATCAGTAGTGTTTGTACCACCGTTAGTAGTTGTGTTGTAAATTAAAGCTCCTCTTGCAGTTAAAGTAACACCTGTGAAAGAAAGATCTGCGAAATCTGTAATTGCGATTCCTGAAGATACTTTTACACCTTGATTTACTAAAGCTGAACCACCTGCAGTATAACCTGAAGATGACACTTCGTTTGTTGTAGCATAGTTTGTAGTTGAAGCACCTAAAGTTGCTTGTGATGTAAACATAGCTAATTTATATGTGTCCGATGATGTATCGAAATCATGTTCTCCTTGAAGTAATTGTCCTTTGAACGAATTACAAATTGCGTTTGTTGTTATTGCCATAATTATTCTCCTTAAAAATTATTGGTTTATGGAGAAGGAGAAGGTACTACCACTCTAGGTACACCGTCATCAAACTCCGATCGTCTTCTTCTGCCCATTTGTTGTAGAGCAAAATTCTGTACTTCTTCAGTATACTTCTTTTCATATAGGTTGTACATATCCATAGGTCCTTTTAAAAATCTAAAGGCTTCAGATAATACGCCATGTAATAGCATTGATTCTTGATAAGTAGAAATGAAAGTAGTGTTTGTAGATGTAAATTCTGGTGGGTCTGTAATGTAGTTTATTT